GGAGAGTGCGGCCCTGTGCGCTTCCAGTGAACCGACCCGAATCTTACTTTCCCCGTAATCCCAAGGGGCGACGGAGCGTATCAAAGTGGGGCCGAGCTACAAGAGCTTTTAGAAATCTTGGAGGGTCGGTTATCCGATACTTTACGGGAAGAGGTACCCACTTCTGAAATGGGTTTAGTTGACATAGGAGGCTTAATTAACATAGACGCGTTGCCCCCAGAAATTAAGAAGACGCTTGATTACCCGCAGCAGAGCCCTGCCCCGAAAGAAAACATCGTCCCCGGCGTAGCTAAAAAAGCAGAAGGCGGCGTAGTAAGTTTGGCCGACGTAGCGCGGAACATGAACCGCGGCCCACGGGGCGTGGGTAGTTTAGCACCAATTGCTAGAAATATGTATAGGACTATGGTAAGTTAGTCCAGAAGGAGATAACGCATGGCACGTGAACCTATTGGCGGAATGGTGGACAAGAATGTCCCGTCGCAATTGGATCCAGAAGATTTATCGGCTGAGGTAGAGCTTGAGCTTCCGGGCAGCATGGACAACGTCGTGTCTTTTGAGGGCATGGCGGAAGGGATGGATATTGAGATATCGCCGGAAGAGGATGGCGGTGTCACGGTTGATTTTGAGCCAGCGGATCAGCGCGGCGAGAGTGATGATTTTTATGCAAACTTGGCCGAGGAGATGCCTGAGAGGGAGCTTGGCCGTATAGCGGGTGAGTTGTTGGGCGAGTTTGATGCCAATAAGGCGGGAAGGCAGGATTGGGAAGATGCTTATGCTAACGGTTTGGAGTTGTTGGGGTTCAACTACGAGGAGAGGACCCAGCCTTTTAGGGGGGCTTCTGGGGTTACGCACCCGTTGCTTGCCGAGGCGGCTACGCAGTTTCAGGCGCAGGCGTTCAATGAGTTGTTGCCGTCCAGCGGGCCTGTGCGAACTGCTATTATGGGATCTGAAACCAGAGAAAAACAGGCCCAAGCGCAGCGCGTAAGGCATTTTATGAATTTCTACATCACGAATGTGATGGAAGATTACACCCCTGACATGGACCAGATGCTGTTTTATTTGCCGTTGGCAGGTAGCACATTCAAGAAGGTCTACTATGACGAGACGTTGGGTCGTGCGGTAAGTAAGTTTATTCCTGCTGAAAATCTTGTTGTGCCGTATGAGACGGCAGATTTGGACACTTGCCCAAATATTACGCAAGTTGTGCGTATGAGCCTCAATGATTTGCGGAAGAAGCAAGTTGCGGGGTTCTATTTGGACATTCCGGTTATTCCGGCACAGGCTGAAATGGACAGTGTGGGTGATGAGATTGACCGGATTGACGGCACGTCAGCTACGCAGATTGACTATGACTGCACCATTTTGGAGTGTCATGTTGATTTAGACCTTGAGGGGTATGAAGAAGTTGATGACGACGGTGAGCCGACGGGTATTAAGGTACCATATGTTGTCACCATCAGTCAGGACAACGGGCAGATATTGTCGATTCGCCGCAATTATCGCGAGGATGACGAATTAAAGCGCAAGATACAATATTTTGTGCATTATAAGTTCCTTCCGGGCTTTGGTTTTTATGGTTTAGGCCTTATTCACACCATTGGCGGTCTGTCACGGACTGCCACGGCGGCGCTGCGACAGTTGATCGACGCTGGTACGTTGTCCAATCTCCCAGCGGGTTTCAAAGCCCGCGGACTGCGTATCAGGGATGACGATGACCCGTTGCAGCCCGGTGAGTTCCGCGATGTGGACGCTCCCGGTGGGGCTATTCGTGACAGCCTGATGCCGCTGCCATTCAAGGGCCCGGACGCAACCTTGTTTAACCTGCTTGGTTTTGTAGTTCAGGCGGGTCAGCGGTTCGCGACCATTACTGACATGAAGGTGGGCGATGGTAACCAGCAGGCGGCAGTAGGTACGACTATCGCGATGCTGGAGCAGGGCTCTCGTGTGATGAGTGCGGTGCATAAGCGCTTGCACAATGCGATGCGGGTTGAGTTTAAGATTTTGGCTCGTGTGATGAGTGAGAGCTTGCCGCAGGAGTATCCGTATTCTGTAGAGGGTGCGGACGCTACGGTGATGCGGTCTGACTTTGATGACCGGGTGGACATCGTTCCTGTCTCTGACCCGAATGTATTTAGTCAAGCGCAGCGGATTGCTTTGGCTCAGACTAAGTTGCAGTTGGCTGGTGCGGCTCCTGAGTTGCACAATATGTATGAGGTGTATCGGGATATGTACGATGCGCTTGGTGTGCGGGACGTGGACCGTATTATGCGGCGCATTCCTGACGATGAGCCGACACCGAAGGATCCGGCGCAGGAAAACATTGACGCGATGGACATGGTGCCGTTGCGGGCGTTTGAGGGTCAGGAGCATGAGGCGCATATTATGGCGCACATGGTCTTTGGTTCGACGCCGATGGTTGGTGGTATGCCTGCTATTGCGATGTCTTTGCAGAAGCACATTATGGAGCACGTAAAGATTGCGGCTCGTGAGAAGGCGGCGGTGCAGTTTATTCAGAGTCGTCAGGCGGCTGGTGGCGAAGCGGCTACTGAGGACGAGATGTTGGCTATTGAGGGCTTGACGGCACAGTTTGTTGCCGAGGGTATGCAGATGGTCAAGCAGATGTCACAGCAGGTATCTGGTGAGGGCCCTGATCCGTTGGTTCAGCTTAAAGAGCAGGAGCTTCAGATTAAGGCGCAGGCTGAGCAGGCGGACGCACAGAATGACCAAGCTAAATTGCAGCTTGATGCACAGAATCAGCAGTTGCGGGCGGATCAGTTCCAGCAGAGGCTGGCGGCGCAAGAGCGGCAGACACAGGCACGTATCCAGTCTGCTATGGAGCGTGAATTGTTAAAGCTTGGAAGGGGTGGCCAATGATAGACAAGTCGATTCGATACTTTGAAAAGGGTGGTGAGGCAAAGCCTATCATAGGCATTGACGGTAAAGAATACGGCTCCGTAGAAGCGATGCAGGAGGCAATGCGGCAGGATCATGCTCGACGGATGCGTGAGATCGCTTTGGCTGGGGGCGCTGACGAGGGGTTTGTAAATTCAGATCAGTTTAACCAGTTCTTGCAAGAAAACCCGCACAACGGGATATATCCGGCAGTTATAAGAAACGACCCTTACGGTTTCGGCGACAGCCCCGTTACTTCATCAATGGCTAAATATTACACTGATTACTTAACTGATACAGATCAGTTAAGTAAAATACGACGCTTTGAAGTAGGAAAAGACTTAGGGCCCGGCCGAATCATTCAGCCGTTTCAACCTCCAACGGAGGCTCCGACGGACTACCCTATTTTGCAGCCTGTGTCACCAATGCCTACGCCTATGCCTATGCCTACGCCTATGCCTACGCCTACGCCTATGCCTATGCCTATGCCTATGCCAACACCAAGCCCAATGCCCCCAACACCGGTAAACCCGTTTCAAAGACCGGAAGCTCCTTTGGCACCTACGCCTCAACCGGTTAATCAGTATTCGGCTCCTCCGGTAATGCAAACAGGGCCGAGTATGACGCCTATAACAGATTTTTCTTTTTATCAGGCACCACAACAAGAAATAGCTTTGACGCCCGCAGAAGTGTTGGCGCGGGCTAGAAATCCTTTTAATAGACCACGTTAGGAGACTAGAATGAAAAGCGCAGTAAAAATCGTAACGAATAAGCCGGGTGCGGCACCCAAGGCAGTAGAATATGCTGACATCAAGGGTCAGGGTCGCATTCCTTATGGCAAGACAGCCGACGTAAAGGTTCCAATGAGCATGGGTCGTGCAACGGCTCGTGGCATGGGTGCTGCCGTAAAAGGCGGCGACTACAATAGTTGTAGCTAATGCCCTTAACGCGGGGATCAAGTCAGGCCACCGTCAGCAAGAACATTAGTAAGCTGATGGACGAGGGCTACAAGCAGAAGCAGGCTATTGCTATTGCTTTGTCTGAAGCTGGGAAGTCTAAGTCAAAAAGGAAAAAGAAGAAATTATAATGTTTGTTATAACTACGGGAAATAGTTATGGATCCAGTTTCAGCGATGGCGACCGCGTCAGCGGCGTTTGGGGCACTTAAAAAAGGTTTTGCTGTAGGGCGTGATGTCGAGTCAATGGTGGGCGACCTGTCCAGATGGATGGGCGCTCTCTCTGATATTGACCAAGCAGAAAAAGAAGCCAAGAACCCACCTATATTCAAGAAGTTGTTTAACGGCAAGTCTGTAGAGCAGGAAGCTATTGAGGCCTTTGCGGCTAAGCGTAAAGCGCAGGCCCAAAGAGATGAACTAAAGCAATGGATCAGTCTTACGTTGGGCAAGTCTGCGTGGGACGAGCTTATTCGCATGGAAGGCAACATTCGCAAGCAGCGTCAGGAAACTTTGTACCGTCAGCGTGAGCGCAGGCAGAAATTTGTAGAAATTTGTGTTATTATATTGGCAATCCTTGTCGGCGCAGCGGCGCTGGTAGGGTTTGTTTGGCTTGTTAAAACGAAAGGTTCTGTATGATTACGCCGGAAAAATTGGATGCGTGGCGAATTGTTCCTCGGTTGCTCATCCTTAGTTACATGGTAGTTTTTTACAAGACGTGTACTTGGTTTATGGCGTTGCCGGACCCAAATAACGCACAGGCAGGTTTTGTTAGTGTGATCGTTGGCGCGGGTGCCGCGTGGTTTGGTTTGTATGTAAACAGCAAGGGTGCGAAGTCAAGTGAATGATCCACGTATTTTTGTTGATGGTGTATTTAGGCACGGGGGATGACCGAAGGCTCGTCAGCAACGATATGTACTTTGCCAGCATAATTGATTGTAATTATTATGCTTCTCAGGTAAGTAAAAGATATGGGAATTATAGGAGTTTGGATTATCTAAATCCTAAAGATAGGGTGACCGCGTATTGTGTTCCAAAGCACATACAGGAGGGGTCAGTAAAGGTGTACTGATGGATGAGGTAATAGCAGATTTGAAACGCCGCATAGCGGAGATGAAGAGGAGAATTGAAAATGATGAGTTTGCTTGGGAGTTTACTGGGCTTTGGGACAAGCTTTCTTCCGGAAATCCTGAATTACTTCAGGGCGGGGCAGGAGCACAAACAGAAACTCGAAACGATGAAGATGGAAGCCGAGTTGATGGAGAAGCGCTCCGCGCTAAAATTGCAAGAGCTCGACAAGCAGGCGGACATACAAGAGACCAAGAGCATCTATGAGCATGATCGAAGCATTGACGCTGGCGGATTTGTCAACGCTCTTAGGGGTAGTGTTAGGCCTGTTATTACTTATGCCTTCTTCTTGATGTTTGTCACGGTTGAGGTGGTTATTATGCTCAAAGTGTTGGAGTCAGGTGGCGATTGGAAAGATGCTGTAGACCTCATGTGGAGCCCTGAAACACAAGGCCTATTTGCTGCCATAATCTCATTCTGGTTCGGTAATCGTGCTGTATCGAAATATTACAAACGGAGTTGATATGGAATCGAACTTTTTCAAAAGTCTAGATATAGTACTAAAGCACGAAGGCGGCTTTGTTGACCATCCGGATGATCCCGGCGGGGCAACTAACAAGGGTGTTACGCACAAGACGTACTCAGACTTTCTGGGCAGACCCTTGGAAGATGTGGATGAGTTGAAGAACATCCCCGATGAGCACGTGCAGTTGATTTACAAGCAGAGCTATTGGGACAAGGTCAAGGGCGATAGCCTGCCGTCAGGGGTGGACTTTGCTATCTTTGATTGGGCCGTGAACAGCGGGCCGGGAAGGGCGGCTAAAGCGCTACAAAAGGCGGTTATGGCTACTCAGGACGGTGCGATAGGCCCAAAGACGCTAGAGGCTGTGAAGGAGTATAGCGCCGAAGACATTATTCGGTCTGTCGCAGAGCAGCGCGAGGCTTTTTACAAGAGCCTTCGGACGTTTAACACTTTTGGTAAAGGTTGGTTAAGAAGGAACAAAGAAACACGTGACTTCGCGTTGGAAATGGTATAATAATATATCAGATTTAACGCGGAGATATACGAGTGGATGAAATATATTTTGCCGAAGCCACTTTTCGGATCATCAAAGAGCGGCGGAAGGCGGTTCAAGACTTGTTAATTTATGACAACGTCAAGAACATGGAGCAGTATCGTGAGCTTATGGGAAACTTAAAATCCCTAGATCACGTGGAACAGGAACTCAAGGGCCTGCTAGAGAAACAGGAGCAAAGCAATGACTGAAGCGCAAAAACTTGATCTTGAAGGCGTAAGTGAAGGCGTCGCAAACCTCGCGGAAGCTTACGTTGATGTCACTGACAAAGCATTAGACCCCGAAAAAATCGGCGGTTCCCTCCTAGAAAGATTGCCAGACCCGACGGGCTGGCGTTTGCTTATTTTGCCGTATCGCGGCAAGGGTAAGACCGACGGCGGTATTTACCTACCAAACCAAGTTTTGGATGAGCAGAATGTATCTACGCAGGTTGGCTATGTCCTGAAGGTAGGGCCACTAGCTTACAAGGACGCGGAAAAGTTTCCGTCTGGTCCGTGGTGCGAAAAGGGTAATTGGGTGATGTTTGCCCGTTACGCTGGTTCGCGATTTAAGATTGATGGTGGCGAAGTCCGCATCTTGAACGATGACGAGATTTTGGCGCGTATTCAAGAACCTGAAGATATTTTGCATTTCTAGGAGATAAAAATGGCAGAAGAAAAACAGCAGATTGAGCTAGATCTGGACGACTCTCAAGAAACTGAGGTTGATGTAGCTAATGACGATGCTGAACAGCAGGCGTCAGAAGATGATAATTTTGACAAAGCGGAGAATGCCACACAGAAGCGCATTGACCGCCTGACAAAGAAAATGCGTGAAGCAGAGCGCCAGCGCGAAGAAGCGTTAAAGTATGCTCAAAACGTGCAAGCTGAAGCGCAGCAGCTAAAGCAGCGTATGGACACGTTGGATAGCAACTATGTTAATGAGTATAGCAGCCGTGTTGAAACACAGATGGCTACTGCTGAGCAAAATTTAGCAAAAGCTATTGAGATGGGCGACACAAGTGGCGTTATTGAGGCTCAGCGGCAGATTACTCGCTTGGCTATTGAAAATGACCGTGCTCAGCAGGCTAAAGTGCAACAGCAACGCTATGCACAGCAAATCCAAGCGCAGCAGCAGGCGGCGGTGCGGCAGCCTATGCCTCAACAGCAGCCACGTAGGCCTGACCCCAAGGCAGAGCGGTGGGCTCAGAAAAACTCGTGGTTTGGCGAAGACGAGGCGATGACATATGCTGCTTTTGGCATACATAAAAAGCTTGTTGAAGACGAAGGATTTGACCCGCAGTCAAATGACTACTATAATGAATTAGATAGGCGTATGCAGACAGAGTTTCCGCATAAGCTAAACGGTGGTAGCAAACGGCCCGCTCAGACGGTTGCTTCCGTATCCCGCAGTACCTCTGGGCGCAGTAGTGGGAAAAAGGTTAGACTCACCCCTAGCCAAGTCGCGATAGCGAAGAAATTGGGTGTGCCGCTTGAAGAATACGCGAAATACGTGAAGGAGTAATTAAGATGGCTGAAAATCAAAACGAAATGTTTGAAGGCGAAATCAAACGTACTTCTCGCGCAAATCAATCTAGGGAAAAGACGGCAAGGCGTAAGCCGTGGGCTCCCCCGTCTATGTTAGATGCACCACCTGCACCGGATGGTTTTAAGCATCGTTGGATCCGGGCTGAAACCCGTGGTTTTGACGATACTAAAAACGTCAGCGCTAAGATGCGCGAAGGTTGGGAACTGGTTCGTAAGGATGAGTACCCTGACTTTGAGGCCCCGGTAGTCGAATCAGGAAAATACGAAGGTGTGTTTGGAGTAGGTGGACTTATTCTTGCTCGTATTCCATTGGAAACGGTTGCAGAACGAAACGAGTACTTCTCTCAGAGGAACGCGGATCAGATGCAGGCTGTTGACAATGACATGATGAGCACGAATGCACATTCAACCATGACGATCAACAAACCTGATCGTCAATCTCGTGTAACCTTTGGCGGCCCACAGAGATAGGGTCGCTCTGATTAGGAGAAACAAAAATGGCAAATCAAGATACTGCCTTTGGTCTTCGTCCTATCGGGCTTAATGGCGCAGGTGCCAACACTACTGGTGTAACTCAATATGAGATTGCAGCGGCCAACACTAATGCGATTTATCAGTATTCGCCAGTAATTCCACTGGCTGCTGGTGTTATCGACATTGTTGGTAATGCAAACGGTGGTACGGTTCCCGCACTTGGGGTTCTGATGGGCGTAGAGTACGTGGATAGCTCTTCCAAAAAGACTGTCTTCAAAAACTACTGGCCCGGTGCCAACAACGTAAGCGTAGACACGAACTTCCCTGTCAAAGCTTTTGTTGCTGACAATCCAAACCAGTTGTTCATGGTAGCCGCAGATGGTAGCTCAACTGACCGTGCAACTGCACTGTCAAACATTTTTGCTAACGCATCTTTGGCAACCGCAACGTCCGGTTCAACCGACAATGGACGTTCCACTGCTGAACTCGACATTTCCACTGTTGCTACTACAGCAACACTGTTCATGCGTGTCGTAGGTCTCACTGGTGACAGTGCTAACCTCGATTACGATGCCGCAGGTGTGAATTACGTCGTTCGGTTTAACTTCCACCACAATGCTCCATGCTCTAGCTCTGATTCTCAGACTACAGCAGCAAGCACTGGCATTTAAGGAGGGACATAGAAAATGGCTATTTCTCGCGCACAACTAGCGAAAGAGCTTGAGCCCGGACTAAATGCCTTGTTCGGTCTTGAGTATGATCGCTACGAAAATGAACACGCTGAAATCTTCGATGAAGAGTCTTCAGATCGTGCATTTGAAGAAGAGGTGATGCTCGGTGGTTTTTCAACAGCACCAGTTAAAGGTGAAGGCGCAGCCATCAACTTTGACGATGCTCAAGAGACCTACACAGCACGGTACACACATGAAACAATCGCTTTGGCATTCTCGATTACTGAGGAAGCTATCGAAGATAACTTGTACGACCGTCTGGCATCACGCTACACCAAGGCTCTGGCCCGCTCAATGGCTCAGACCAAGCAGATCAAAGCTGCTTCCATCCTGAACAATGCGTTCAGCACGGGCAGCCCAATCGGCGACGGTGCAGCACTTTGCTCTTCAGCACACCCTTCACTTTCAGGCAGTCAGCGTAACTTGCTGTCAACCGCCGCTGACCTCAACGAGACTTCTCTTGAGCAGATGCTGATTGACATCGCAGGCTTCACTGATGAGCGTGGTCTGAAGGTTGCTGTACGCGGCATGAAGCTGATTATCCCGAAAGAACTGCAATTCATTGCAGAGCGGGTAATCAACTCAAATCTGCGCTCAGCTACTGCTGACAACGATCTGAACGCAATGAAGAGCATGGGTATGCTTCCAGAGGGTGCAGTGGTTAACCACTTCCTGACGGATACTGATGCCTTCTTCATCAAGACAGATGCACCAAACGGCTTCAAGTACTTCAACCGTGCACCAATCAAGACCGCCATGGAAGGCGATTTTGATACCGGTAATATGCGGTTCAAGGCACGTGAGCGTTACAGCTTTGGCGTTTCTGACTGGCGTTGTGTGTTCGGTACACCGGGCGCATAAAGATCAGAAAAAATATTCGACGGAAAGGACGGCTTCACAGCCGTCCTTTTTTGTTGTAGTATGAATTATCCCTGACAACTGCATGGGGCAGTTGACACTAGCCGAGACAGGAGATCTTACATGGCTAATACAACTTTTAACGGTCCCGTCCGTTCAGAAAACGGTTTTAAAAGCATTATTAAGAACGCTACAACAGGCGGTCTTACCAACGAAATGACTTTGTCAACGTACAGCACTTCGATCACAATTGCTGCTACAGGAACTTCTCACAAAGAAGCCTCTATCGGCATTCCCTCAAACTTTATTCCAATGGGCGTAGCGATCACAGTAACGGGCGCGGCAGCAAACGCTGTAAACCTTGTGGACATTGGAACAGATGCAGACCCCGATGGGTTTGTTGACGGAATTACCGTAGCAATTAACACGACCGGCTTTAAGGGTTTCTTCCCCTGCAACGGAGTTTTGGGTATGTCTGGTGGCGCAACAACTGCCGCTACTGAAACAGCCGATGAGGTTGAGGTTGTAATTTCTGGCACAGCAGGTGCGGGTGGCGTTATTGCTTTGAAGTTTTTTGGTATTTCATCTGACTCACCGACAGCTTAATAGGAGGCTGTGATGGCTGATTCTGATGTAAAATCAAAACGTGTGACTGCAACAGGTTCGCTTGCTGTAGGTCCTGCTCGGATTCGTCAGATACAGTTGAAGACAGCCGCAGGTACCCCTCGTCTTACCATCACTGATGGTGACGGCGGGGCCACCGTGCTGGATTTGGACTTCAACCAATCTGACACTCACTCGGTAAACATCCCGTCTAACGGTATTCGTGTTAATGATATTTATATCTCTACTTTCACAAATATCACTGCGGCTACGGTGTTTTTTAATTAAAGGACAACCAAATGGCTGGTTCTGACATTAAAGCAAGTTACGTAACTGCTACAGGCACTGTTGCAAGTGGCCCACGTCGGTTAGTTTCTATACACTACCATACTGGCGGATCTACCGGTAAAGTTGTTTTGAGAGACGGTGGCGCTTCAGGGGCTACCGTCTTTACATTAGATTTTCACTCAAACGCCACAGGCGACCTCCAAATCGGCGAGGAGGGCGTAAAGTTTCAGACAGATATTCATGCCACCTTTACGAATGTGACAAGCATGACGTTTTTCTTTAAGTGAGGCAGTAATGGCAACCGCTAAAGATGTAACTAGAACCCCTTCAGGAAAAATTAAATATAGGGGAGAGACGTTTTCCGGGTTTAACAAACCCAAGCGTACCCCCGGAAAGTCCAAAAAAAGCGCGGTTTTAGCTAAGAAGGGAGACCAAATCAAGCTCGTTCGTTTTGGGGATCCCAATATGTCCATTAAAAAAGACCAGCCGGGGCGTAGAAAGAATTTTAGAGCAAGACATTCCTGTGATACAGCCAAAGACAAGTTTAGCGCACGATATTGGTCTTGTAAGGCATGGTGATTTAAATGAGCAAACCAACAGTTGCAGAACTAGACAAGAAAGTTGAAGTTATTCAGGCCGTATTACAGCGGTTGGAGACCAACCATCTTGCTCATATGCAAAAGGACATAGATCGTCTGGACATAAAAGTGTGGGCTATTCTTGGCGGTATTGCTCTGCAACTTGCGGCGACGGTAATAGCGTTAGTGGCGGTGTTATCATGACACGGGTTAATTTAGGCGCAGGCGCTTGCTCTGTTAGGAAAATGGCAAAAGGCGGCGTCGTTAAAATGAAGAAGGGCGGCACTATATGCCCTGAAGGTAAGGCGTGGGCAAAGCGCACGTTTGACACTTATCCCTCGGCTTACGCTAATTTAGCCGCTTCTAAATATTGTAAAGACCCTAATTACGCCAAAAAGTCTAAAGGCGGTAAGCGAAAGGGTAAATAATGGGCGGATTAAAGGAGTGGTTAGATGAGGATTGGGTCCGAATTGATAGCAAAGGCAATATCGCGGGGCCGTGCGGTACGTCAAAGGATAAGCGTAACCCTGACCGTTGTTTGCCTAGACGTAAGGCTAGCAGTTTATCGAAAAGTGAACGCGCTGCGACAGCGCGTAAAAAGAAGCGTGAAGGCTCTAAGGGAAAGACTGTCGTCGCTAATACCAAAGCGGCTAAAGTAAAAAAGATGGCTAATGGGGGCGTTGCGGGCTATGAAACTAAGGCAAAACGCCAGTTTCGTGGCAGTAGTATCCCCGGAACGGCTGTGGCACGTGGTTGTGGCGCTGTTATGAACGGGCGGCGCAAACGAACGAAAGGATCGGTGTCACAAGCATGAACAACACAGCATTTTACATAGATAAAGAGAGCGAGATATGCCAAGAAATTTTAGCTTGGTCTGCGCATACCTTGCAAAAACCAAACCCGTATTATAACGGGTTACCGCCTTGTCCTTATGCCCAGAAGGCTTGGGAAGAAGATAAAGTCCTTATTTTGTTTAAGTATGACACCAATATGCAGGTGTTGTACAGCACGATATCTCAATGGGAAGACGCCTTTGATTTAGTTATTATTGTAGACATGGCGTTTAAGAAGGATCCCGACGACTTTCACGAGTATCTGGAACTTATGAACGACGCTATATCTGAAGGCGTTTTTATAGACAGGGACATCTGGTTGATGGGTTTTCACCCACACGATGAGGCCAATGACTTCATTGACGACCAAAGCTTTATGCACTTAGTTGAAGACGAGTATGCAATGATTTTTGTGCAGCGTCTGTCCAAAGTGCAGGAATCAGCAGACAAACTGGTAAAAAAAGGCTATTATGACAAGTATCTGGAAGAGTATGACGCTGAAGATATCTTTCAGAGACGTAACGATCTTTACAGGAGACTGAAAAATGGCGATGAAACCACGTAAAATGATGAAAAAAGGCGGCGCGGTCAAGAAGATGCGCGGTGGCGGAATGGTAAAGAAAATGCGTGGCGGCGGCATGGTTAAAAAGATGCGCGGCGGCGGTATGGTAAAGAAGAAGTAAAATGGCTACATCCGGCAGCACAAATTTTGAGTTAGACGTTTCCGACTATATTGAGGAGGCGTTTGAGCGCTGTGGTCTTGAGGTTCGTACTGGTTATGACCTCAAGTCTGCCAAGCGGTCGCTCAACCTCATGTTGGCGGATTGGGCTAACCGCGGCTTGAACCAGTGGACGATTGCCCAGCGCAGTATCACGGTTACACAAGGTACGGGTAATTACTCTTTGGACCCAGACGTGATTGACATCTTGTCTGTTATCGTGCGGCGTAGTGGCACAGATTATGCGCTTGAGCGGTTAAGTCGGGACGAATATCTGTCTATTCCGACTAAGACTACGGAAAGCAGAGCTAATCAGTTCTTCCTAGACCGGCAGATCACGCCAGAACTAAAGCTTTGGCCTGTTCCGGACAATAGTACAGATGTGGTTATTTATGATGCGCTGACCCGCATTGAGGACGCTGACACCTACATCAATACGATGGAAGTGCCGTTTCGGTTCTATCCGTGTTTAGCGGCGGGTCTGGCGTATTACATTGCAGTCAAACGCGCACCAAATCGAGTGCAACTTTTGAAGGCGATTTATGAAGAAGAGTTTGAGCGGGCGGCTACAGAAGACCGGGATAGGGCTTCCTTTAATGTCGTTCCTCAATACCAGTATTTTAGGACAACTTGATGGCTAAGTACGCGACAGGAAAAGACTCGTATGCCATATCTGACCGATCCGGTTTCCGGTATCGGTATAAGGATATGCGTAAAGAGTGGAATGGGCTGCTTGTCGGCAAGGATGAATGGGAGCCAAAACATCCGCAGTTAGGGCCTTTTCGTAAGGTTGTTGATGCGGAAGCGTTGAAGGAAGCGCGGCCCGATAGAACGGAGCCGTTAGACGTGTTTGTTGGGGTTCCTTTAGTGGAGGCACCTAACTTGCGCCCTGCACAGGGTTTTGGGCAAGTTGGTAGTGTTACGGTGACAGTATGAGTTTTACATATACGGAACTACAGCAGGCTATTCAGGATTACACTGAAAACGACGAAACGACTTTCGTTAACAACATACCTGTGTTCATTCGTAACACCGAAGAGCGCATTCTCAAGAATGTGCAACTTAGCCTGTTTCGGAAAAACGTCTCTGGTAGCATGACGGCCTCAAACAAGTTTTTGGCTTGTCCTTCAGATTTTCTTGCGCCGTATTCGTTAGCATACACAGATGCGGGGAATGACGCAAACTTTCTTGATTTTAAGGATGCCAACTACATTCAACAGTTTAATCCAGACCCCGCAGTAGAGGGTGCGCCTCGTTATTACGGTGTCTTTGATTTAACTAACTTTATCATTGGTCCTACACCAGATGACAGCTATTCGGTGGAATTGCACTACTTTTATAGGCCCACCAGCTTGACTGTCGGAGCCGGTACAGGAACGACATGGCTCAGTGAAAACGCTGAATTAGCAATGTTGTATGGCAGTTTGATGGAAGCCTACATCTTTATGAAAGGTGAGGCGGATATGCAGGCTCTATATGAAAAGCGGTTCAGTGAGTCAATTATGGGCCTCAAGATGTTTGGTGAGGCTAAAGAAGTAACTGACCAGTACCGCACGGGACAAGTAATTAGGCCAAAACAATGAAGGTAGAAGCATTACAAATGAATCCAGAGTTTCAGGTAGAAGTCCACACCACAAACGGTAGGGGCTTTACACCTGAAGAGGTTGCGGAGCGCTGCGCGGATAAGATTATTTCTATCTCTGACAACGCTAACCCAGCTATTCGTGACCAAGCAAGGGCCTTTCGCCAACAGTTAGTTAGGACACTAACTTTCTATATGCGCGAAGCCATAAGAAGTGATAGAACAACGGTGTACAACGCACTGAATGACGCAGGCCATAAAGACATGGCCGAACTTATAAGGAGACTGTGACATGGCGTTTTCAGGAAATTTTATGTGTACATCTTTCAAGAAAGAACTCTTGTTTGGTGTACACGATTTTGCAAATGGCGCAGATACTATGTATATGGCGCTATATACTAGCTCAGCTACGCTGGATGCTAGCACGACGGCTTATTCCGCTACTAATGAAACTAGCGGAACGGGTTACACTGCTGGCGGTCAGGCGCTGACTAATGTGGATCCGTCAACTAGCGGCACTACGGCGCTGACTGATTTTGCTGACGAGACTTGGACGACGGCGTCAATCACCGCACGTGGCGCGTTGATTTACAACTCAACACCAAACACAACGTCTATTTCTGTTACCAATCCATCGGTAGTGGTTTTGGACTTTGGCGCGGATAAGACTTCGACGGCGGGTGACTTTACGGTTGTTTTCCCAACCGCAGATGCAAGTAACGCGATCATTCGGATAGCGTAATGACCAATGTCGTCGTCCCACTAGGCGGCTGGGGTCGCTTTGGCTGGGGCGAAATGCCTTGGGGCCAAACAGACCTACCAAAGGCCACTGGTAATGTAGGTTCGGTAACAGTTGTTGCCGAAGCGAATGCACCTGTCACGGGATTGGCGGCAACAGGTAATGTTGGCTCAGTGACCGTTGTTGCTGAAGCTAATATAGACGTAACGGGCTTAGCCGCAACGGGGGTTGTTGGCTCAGTAGCGGTAACCGCGGACGCAAACACCGATGTAACAGGGTTGTCCGCAACTGCGGGTGTCGGGGCAGTCACTGTAGTAGCTGAAGCAAATGCTTTCCCGACAGGACTAGAAGCGGCAGGCGGTGTAGGTTCAGTTGCGGTAACGGCGGATGCAATTACTCCGGTTACGGGATTAGCGGCGACAGGCGGTGTAGGTTCAGTTGCGGTAACGGCGGATGCAAACACGTCTGTTACGGGTCTATCTGCAACGGGGCAGCTTGGGGCTGTCACGGTTGTCGCGGAAGCTAATGTCCCTGTGTCCGGCTTGCAAGTCACTGGAAACGTAGGGCAAGTATTAGTTTGGGGAACTATTGTGCCAAATCAAAATGCAGGGTATAATGGTATCAGCCCAAGTCAGACGCCAGCTTGGTCGGATGAAGTACCATCACAGACACCGAGTTGGGGTCAAATAGCAGCTTAGAGGGGTTAAGAACATGGCAAGTACATATACAGTCAATATTGGTATCGAGAAACCGGGAACCGGCGATCAGTCGGGTACATGGGGCGCGACAACTAATACCAACTTCGATATTATTGACCAAGCGACTAATGGTGTTGCCACTGTCACGCTAGCTGCTGCGGGCACTTCGGGTTCACCTAACACGCTGCTGATTAACAACGGCGCATTGTCTGACGGGCGCAACCGGTTTATTGAGTTTAATGACGGCGCGGATTTAGGCGCAACGGCATATGTTCAGCTTGACCCTAATGACGCTGAGAAAATTGTACACATCCGCAACAGCTTGTCTGCTTCACGCAGTCTTATTCTTTTTCAAGGTACTTATAACGCTTCCAATGATTTTGAGGTGCCGAACGGCGCGGATGTTTTAGTAAAGTTTGATGGCGGCGGCGCTGGTGCGACGGTTACTGACGTAAATGTTAATTTAACCCCGACTAAGGTTACTACAGGTGACCTTGACGTAGATAATATTAACATCAATGGTAATACCATTATCAGTACGGACACTAATGGTGCTATTA